AACGTTACTTTGTCTCCTTCTAACTTGGGGAATACCTTTGCCAATGTATCATTCAGTTCTAGGATTTTACCCTCCCTTTCGAATTTTTTATCACAAAGCACGTCAACAATCGTTGCTTTCTTATCCGCATAAGGCTTTACGTAGGTTTTGTATTCCGCTTCTTCGTCTTCTTCCTCCAGTCCAATTCTTTCAAACATGCTTTCTATCGTATTTTCATTTGAACCCGCACCGCTAGACTTCAAATTTCTAACTTGTGTTTCTATCCATACATTGTATAGGCGAAGAACTGCTTCCTGTGAAGCTGGCTTCTTTTTCGGATATACTATATCAATCTGGTCCATTTTTTCATATCCAAACGCAGCTAATATAATTCTTTTAAGAATATTCTTACACAATTCACGAGTCATTTCCATCTGAAGCCCCTCAAAGTATTCAATAATATTGGTGGCGAGTTTTTTGTAGCTCTTGATTGGAACCGGGAAATCCCCGTGGCTACTGCTCGCTTCAATATCAAAACTCATTATTTTATAAGGAACGCGTGTTTCCTTGTCATTCAATGCAACAATATTTTTATAATCGGCCTTTAGCTCGTAATCACAATTTACATTTTTAATTTGTCCCTTGTATTCCGTTGCTTTTCGTTTCGGAATGGCAATCCAACCAGAAGGACTGATATCTCTAATGTGAAAGAAACGCAACAGGGGAGGGATGTTCGCTTCATAGAGCCGCGTGTCTGTATTTGAAAATCGATAACCATTTTTCAGCAATTTTCGCCCACGATCTTCATCCTGAGACGGTTTACCGTCTTCATTTTTCCCGTATTCTGTATACCATAAATTTTTAGCCTTGTTAAATGCGTTTAAATTCGCAAACTCAATAAACAGAAATTTATGTTCTTTGCCTCCATCGAACCCATATAATTTTTTACGCTTTATCAGTTTACAGTTTGTGATAGAATCTTGATAATATCTGCCCATTTTATCCTTTAAGTGGGATACAAACATGTCTTTCATACTAATCGTCCAATTATCGTCAACCATGACGTAAAAGAACGGAGTATAGCCTTCCGCAGTCAACGAGTAAGTTTTACCAAGTTCGTCTACTCCGAACATTTGAATAACAAAACTTGCGTTATCCTTGTATGCTTTAGGCTCATCGTCAGAATCACTAGACGAATCCTTTACGTTATACACATTGAAATCGACGAGTCTAAACACGTGCTCCATCTTTAAATATTATAGTGATTACTGTTTATCTGATTTATTTATATTCAATTTTATTTATATTCAATATAAATTACTATTTTATTGTATTGTTACGGTGAGATAATTAAATTACTTATTTTCTACCATACTTACAATGCTGTCTTTGCGAAAAACCCTTCGGTCGCCGGCAATTAATGCTTTTTTTATACTTTTGTGACCATTTCCCGCCCATTTGTCTTTTTCTGGTTTTACCTCCTGAGTATGTGTGCCGTTTTTTATTTTTAGTTTTATGATCGTGTGTCTCCGACTTTGTTATGTTTTTCTCTCCAGTTGTTAGTTTAATCCACTCGACAAAAGAGTCAATTGTTCGGTCTTTATTTGTAACCGGACTATCTTCATAATTTACAGTCGTTTCGCCTGAATTAGTTATATATCTCATTGTCGGAAAACTAGATGGTTTTGTTTTCAGATTTTTCAAATTGTCGGCTAATGTGTGGTCAATAGACGCGATAACAATATCATTTCTATTTAAAAAATCCTTTGATAACACATTTCGCAATTTATTCCATTCTGGACGTGTAGCATTACACGGACCACATCCTTCCATAAAAATAAATACGAATACCTTATTTGTTTTAACACCCAATAAATCGTCTAATTGATTAACTCTATTAATACCTTTTTTAATGTGGTTCGATTTATCAATGTGTAAGAAAACCATTATATAAAATAAATAGAAAATAATTTGTAACATTTTTATCCCTATATTATATAATGACATTGTTAACCTATTTATTCATATTAGTATTTCTGATCGGTTTATTTTTTTACGCGAAAGGCGGAGATTCAGACGGATTTACAACGCGTTCTCCCTCTCAACCGCGATGCCCTAATTTGCTTATTCAAAAGGGGTCAAGATTTTACTTATATAATTCAAAGTTAGCACAAGTTCCAGGAGTAAATCCAGTTGAATTTGAGAATTTAGAAGATTATACTGAATTTTTGGATTGGCAAAGAAGTCAAAATATAAGGTGTCCGGTTTTGTATTTACAAGAAACGTATGATACGCAGGGTAATCGTGTGTATAAATCTAGACCAAGTGTCTCTGAACCTCAGGCCGGTTTACCACCATCTGCGGCCGCGCCAGTAGGAATTGCCTCACAGGTCCCACCTATTATGGAATCATCGCTTGAGCCTGTTGGGGAGCCAGCATATCCCAACCCAACACTTTTAGTTGACGCAACTAGAAATGACCCGCCTTATAACAAACAGTCATATCCGGCGCATGACCAAACGAGCTACTACATTGGCACAACAACGCCATTAGATGAAATGAATATGAAACAACAGGCCGCGCCGGTAAGCCCAGATCCGATGGATCCAAACTGGGGTGGCTCCAAATATACGCAAGACCTCATTGACAAGGGATATTACAAAGAAAACGAAGTGAAAATTCGCATCGCTTAAAATAATTAAACATCTATTAGAATTTTAATTATTTTGATATTATTTGCTGCTATCAACAAATTTCATTACAGTATCTAAAGCAGTCTTTGCCTGTTGCATGGTTCCTAATGTCTCTAATGAAGGCCCCGGGTTATTTTGGTCAATTGAAAGCGCGGTTTTTAACATCAAGTTATTTATCAAGTCCTCCAGATTGAGAATGGCGGTTTCATAATCAGATCGATATTTGCTAATTAACAATGTGTCTTGTGATTTAATTGCTGCTGCTTTTATTGAAGCTCCATATGCTGCCGCGTTGCCGGCAATTCCATTACTGGAAGACCCAATACTATTAGCAGAAGCATCAGTCATGTTTGTCATTCCGTCTCGGGTAGTGCTAAAGTTTAGACTTCTATACATGACATATAAAAGTAAACAGATACCAATAAATAACAATAAATTCATCAACTCCTTCATAATATATATTTTTATTTTTTTGACAGAAACTTTACAATATTTGCTATACTTGTTTTATTTATTTTTCTAGTTTGCCCCTTGGCATTGGTTGATGTTATATTAGCAAGACAATTGCTGTTTGTTTCAATCTCCTTTATTAAATTTGGCAATGTTTTATATTGCTCTAAAATTGCCAGCGCCGTAACTGAACTAATGCCTGGAATTTGACACAACATAATCTCGCCTATATTCTCCGGAGTGATGTTTTCCTTCTTTACCTTTTTAATGACACTAACGTAATCCTTTTCGGTTTGTTCTGGGGGGTCTTGACCTGGTACAGCAATTTCAACTGGTTTCTCACCGCCAACTAGTGGCTCAACTAGTGGTTCAACTGGAACCGGCGCAATCACTTTATTTTGATAGTAAGCGTGTTTGTCAGCCGGCTCTCGCTCTAATTTATATGCCATGTTACAAATAATAGTAGCTGACTCTTCTAGTGAGAATGACCTAAACACTGAGAAGCCTTTATAATAATTTAGAGAGAACATTGCTGAATACAATGTTATTTTTTCTACCTTATTGTCAGTTTTGAAACGGTTTGGGCGATTTACATCACCTTCAATAAGGTAGATGATATTGTGATTATGATGCGGCAACCCATTCAACCTGTATGATTGTTCTTCGTATCTACCGTCCTTTATACTTGCGAGTAAATCCGAGACAGACTTTCTCTCTATAATCAACTTTTCTTCGCCCGCATCATCTGTAATAATAACGTCGCCAATGGGCAAGACTTCTGTTTTAATCACGAGCTGTTTAAAAATGGGAATGTTCTCTACAAGGAACTTAAATTGCTGCAAAAGGTCATGTTCTCGAATATCTACTTTGATAATCATAAGCTATTTAATTATTTAATAATATCTTATTAAATCATTTTAACCAACAAATACTTTATCCAAAATACGCAATAAATTACTAAAGGTTTTAACCCATGTTTCCACCAATTGTAGCACGGTATCCTGTCTTCTGTGTTTGCACTGTTCTGTTAGGGATACAGAAGAGGGGGACTGATTGCGGCGCACCCATCAACATAGGGTTACTTGACAAAAACCAACCAACGCGAGGGGCAGTTCCCGCTTTCTTCGGCCCACCACACACATTAGTTCTGTTCACGATTGACGCTTGATTGCGAGCGGATTTTCCTGCAGACATTAGCACCATATTATATACTACAAAAATATTAAAATTTTATTTTATTTTAAATTAAATTAGTCTAAATATTTAAATACAAAACCTCCGGCGGTTTTTTGTCTATTTTTTAATGCTCCACTTATATTAGTTTTTCCAATATTCAACTCTTTTGAAGCACCTATAATAGATTCAAACTCCTTAATTTTATTCATTTCTAAATCATATTGAACAATTTTTCTGGTGTAATATTTTACAAACCCCATATTATGATTATGAATATTATTTTCGTAACAAGTAACCCAGTTTAAATTATCAGCTTTATTATTTATTTTATTTCCGTCAATATGATTAACAAAAGGTTTATTTTCTAAATTTGGTATAAACATCATCGCGACTAATCTGTGTATAGCATATTTGTTATAATTAATTCTAGTGTATATATATCCGCTGTGATGTATTTTATAGTTTTCCATAATAACGCTTTTTTTATTTTTTAATCTTCCTAAAGATGATATAAAATAACGTGTATGGTTATTGTCTAATATAATTTCTCTCCATTCTTCATTAAATAAAATAATTTGTTCGACCTTTTTCCAGTTAAAACCGTATGCTTTTTTATTATTTTTGATGGAAACGCAAATTGTAGAATTCGCACTGCTAAAATTTTTACTTAACTTATTAATTACTATCCATTTTGCAGCTTCTTCAATTGAATTATATGTATCAATAATTTCGTTCGTTTGTAAATTTAGTTTATGAATTTTGAGATTTCTATTGTTACAAATTTTAATTCCATTACTTCTATGAATACAATTTTCTTGGTGCGAATTCCATTCAAGATTGACAATGTTATTATTTAATCCATTTTTATCTTTATGATTTACTTCTGTTTTATTATCAGGATTTGGAATAAATGACATACATACCAGTCTATGAACTCTAAATGACCTTCTAAATTTATTTTTATCGGTTAAACCAATAGAATAATAATTTCCTTTTTTTGATAGTTTTAATAAATTATTTGTTATTGTATTTCTAACGTTTCCAAATGTACTAACTTCATAATTTGTATAATCTTCTATTTTTTTCCATATTTCAGTCCCCTCCATACTTAATACAAGACAAGATTATATCTTTATATGGTTTAAAATAATATATTGAAATTGACTTAAAATCATCTACACATATTATTATAAATGTCAGACAATAAGGAAATTTTGCGTGACGATGATATTATCAAAACGGACGAAGGGTTAGTATTTAATCCCTACAATCCTCTTAATGTTAAGATTACATTGAGCGAAGTTCAATTTATTCTTTCTAAATATGGAGTCCCCGCCACTGTAGATAATATGGCTCTTTATGAACGAGCGTTTGTTCATCGTTCCTACACAAAACGACCCGGATTCGAAAATATACAACAAAATATTACAATTGTCGAGAGACCTCCCGATTGTATGCCGCTTAGTAGTAAATCTAACGAACGACTTGAGTTTTTGGGCGACGGCGTCTTGGAATGCATCGCCAAGTATTTACTTTATAGACGCTTTCCTAAAGCAGACGAGGGGTTTATGACTGAAAAGAAAATTGCCATTGTTAAGAATGAGGCCATTGGTAGAATCGCACTTGAAATGGGACTACATAAGTGGCTAATACTCTCCAAGCACGCGGAAGAAAAGAAAATAAGGACAAATTTGAAGAAACTTGGCTGCCTGTTCGAGTCCTTTATTGGTGCCATGTTTTTAGATTTCAACAAGGTTGTCGTTAAGGATGAAGAGAATTGGTTTCAAAATATGTTTGTAACCGGACCAGGGTTTCAAATGGCGCAAAAATTTATTGAAAATGTGTTTGAGAAACATATTGACTGGGTCGCACTGATTCAGAACGACGATAACTATAAAAATATATTACAGGTCAAAGTCCAAAAGGAGTTCAAGGTTACTCCACACTATTTAGAAATTGAGCATGATATCGAATTTGGCTACAAAATGGGTGTGTATTTATGCGTTGGACAGGCGATTCACACGGTTTCATATAGAGACGCGGTTGATATATCTATTTTTAAGAACTTTCGCGCTATCCAAGAACACATCGCGGAAAAAGGGCGCGCGTTTATATTTATGGGTGAAGGGCAGCACAAGATCAAGCGAAAGGCAGAGCAAATCGCGT